CCTCGGCCCACACGCATCTCCATTCGCGCGACGGCTGCGGCGCGGGAACACCACCTACCATGTACGGTGCTCCGACCCACCTGGTTGATCGGTACTGACTGGCCCACGGATGCGTCAGCTCCCATTTCCCAGGCTCGACCTCCACGGCCACGCCGCCCGATGGGTACTGCATCCAATTACTCAGCAGCTCGAAAGGCAGCCAGGTGGCCATGACGGGCTCGGCGGCTGGCTCAGCAACTGGCTCAGCCACTGGCACCACCGCCTCAGGCCGCAGCTGCACCTCCAGCTCAACGCGCTGCCCAGGCACCTGCTGGCTCGGGCGAGACGGGAAGAAACGCCGGCGCTCCATCACACCACCACCACCGCCTCGCTGGGCGGGTAGCCATCGGCCTCGATCAGCAGCACATGGCGACCGCGTGCGACGGGGAAGGACACGCGGCCATTGGCGTCGGCGATGCGCTTGGCGCCGCCGTCCAGCGTGATGCGGGCGCCCGGCAGCGGCTGGCCGCGCTCGTTGCGCGCCGTGAAAATGATCTCCCCGTTCGCCACCTCCACCGTGATACCTGGCTGGATCAGCGGGTCGAACGCCGCCGACAGGCGCGTCGTCTCGATGGCCGGCGGCTCGCCCACCGGCGCCTCGATGGCGCAGGCCAGCACGGCGGCGTCCAGGTCCAGCTCGGCACCCACCAGCCGGTGGCGCCCCTGCACCGGGCTGCGCGGGTGGTCCACATCCACCCATGACCCGGTGGCCACATCCGCCAGCGACTGGCGCCAGCTCACGCGCCAGCGCGGGCGCGCCAGCCACGCCAGCATGCGCTGGCCCAGCGCCTCGGCCTGGCGCGGCGTGCGCAGCCACGGCGCCGGCCACTCCAGCTCCAGCCGGCCGTAGTCCTTGACAGCGTCCGGAGCCTCCAGCTGGATGGCCCTGGCAAAGCGCCCCGCCGCGTGGTCATAGTCATACAGCACGCGCAGCGCGGTGTGGATGCCGGTGGCGCTGGTGGCGGCCTGCAAGTCTGGCGCCGCCAGCGCGTCCACCCGCAGCGCCGGCGCGGCCGCGTCGGGCAGCGGTGGCCAGGTGATGGCCACGCCCGGCATCGCCGCCGCCCAGGCGCCGCCCGCGCTCTGCATGATCTGGTCCACCGCCGCGCGCACGGTGATGGTGTTGTCGGCCAGCACGCCGCCCAGCACCCACTCGGCCGTTTCGGTGCGGTAGTCGTCCAGCTCGCCCCACGTCACCGGCGCGCCCGCCAGGTTGGCCAGCACGTCGTGCAGTATTTCGGCGGGCGTCTGCAACAGCCGCCCGGTGTCCGGGTGCATGCGGCCGCGCAGCGTCACCGCCAGCCGCTCGCCATCGGCCAGCGGCTCGGCCAGCTCGACAAAGCTCACCGCGCGCCCGGTGCTGTCAACCCCGTTGTACCAAGCCCATGCCGGCGTGGCCACATCGTCGCGCTTGACCTCGTCGACCCCCTCTATCGGATGGTCCAGCAACACAAACACCCGCTGATCGTCGCTGTACTGGATGGGCGTCACCGTCACCCGGCCCCAGCCCCATGGCAGCACACGCACCTCGCGCCAGCCGCCCCATACGGCATTGGTTCGCAGGGGCAGACTGTCCGACAGGGGCCGGTCCATGCCCGCCTCCAGGCTCAGGCGCAGCTCAGGCCCGGCCTCGATCGCCGTCACGATGCCGGCGAAGATGGGCGCCGCGCCCAGGTACACGGTGGCGGGCCGGCGCATGGGCGGGCGCTGGCCCCACAGGCGCGTCATCTGGCCGCTGGCGTTGTCCAGCCGCGCCTCCAGGTTGCTGGCCGGCGCGCTGGCGATGCCCGGCACCGACAGCGGGCGCTGCACGGTGGAGATGGCCGCCAGCAGCGCCAGCGTCAACCAATCGGACGCGGACACAGGCGCGGCGCCCGTGGCGCCGACCAGGTTGAGCGGCACGCCATCGGCGCCGCCCTCGATGCGCAGCCAGGGCGTCATGCCGTCACCGCGTGCAGCAAGGGCTTGAGCAGCCCCCATAACCACGGCGCCACCCAATCCAGCGCCAGGCCCAGCGCCACGCCCACGATCAGCAGGGCGGCGAACAGGCCCGTGAAGTCCAGGTTCATGTAACCACGCTCATCCTCACGCATACACAGGCTCCAGCTCCAGGCTTGCCGACAGCAGGCGCGCGGCGCTCTGGTCGGGCTGCCACTCGTGCAGGTCGGCCACCTCCAGCGCGTCGGCGGCAAAGCGCACCAGGGCCGCGTCCTGCGGGTGCAGGTGGTGCGGCACAAACAGCAGCGGCTCGTCCTGCTGCTGCGCCCAGTCCAGCAGCGGCAGCAGGCCGGCCACATCGGCCTCCAGCAGGCGGCTGGCCGCCCAGTCGCCCGGCGCCCAGGCCAGGCGCCAGCCGTCGCCCGCGCCCGCGTACAGGCTGGCCGCGTTGTAGCCGCCACCGCGCTGCACCGCCCAGCGCCGGCGCCGCTCGCACTTGCTGGCGTGGTGGTCGGTGGCAAACGGCACGCCCGCCCACACCCAGCCGATGTGGCCGCCCGTGGCCGCGGCCACCGTCAGGCGCAGGTAGCGCGCGCTGCCGGCGGTGAAGGCCACCGCCACCGTGCGCGACACGTCCAGCGCCACCGGCGCGCCCCAGGTGGCGCCATCGGCCGACAGCTCCACCGACACCGTCGCGCCCGCCGGCAGGCTGTAGCGCGCCAGCGCCAGCGCGGCAATCGGCTGCACGCCGCCAAGGTCCAGCAGCATGGTCGCGCCCGCACCGGCCCAGGCCCAGGCCGTGGCCTGCGCATCCCTGACGTGGCTCGCCGCATGCGGCTGGTGCACGTGAAAGCCGCAGCTGTCGCCCGGCACGAACGACGGCGCCGCGCCGGCGTCAAAGTGCAGCTCCAGCCCATCGGCCAGCAGCGCCGGCCCGCCGGCCGGAATGTCGGCCGCTGCGCTCCAGGCGCCGCCGTCGCGCCGCCACTGATACTGCCCGGCCTCCACCGCCAGGCCAAAGCGGTCGCCCAGCGCAAAGCCGATCCCGCCCATCGCCATCTTGACGTCGATGCCCGCATGGCTCCAGGTCGGCGCCGGCGCGCCGTCGGTGGGCAGCACGTAGCTCGGCAGCACGCCGCTGGCGCTGCCCTGCACGGCCCAGGTCTGCACGTCCGTGCCATCCACCCCACCGGCCAGCCAGGCCGGGCCGGCGCCAATGGTCTGGATAATCGCCTCGTCGCCCACTTTATAAGGGCGCTCGCCATCCACCGTGATAATGCGCACGGTAATCGAGTCGCCGATTTTCAGGCGCTCCGGGCAGGCCACGACAAGGCCGAATCCAAACTCCATCGTCGATTTAATCTCGCCCGTATCAGCATTTCGGCGCGCGCTGATATAAGGCTGATTCGTGAATGCGGGCAAATAAAGACCATCCTGGTCCACCCACCAATGGGTGCCACCATGGTCAACCCAGCACCCGCCCGCGTCGGTGGTGCTGGGGTTAGATTTTGGGACGATTCCAATCGAGAGCAGGATGTTGTCGATGGTCGCTCGGTAGCGGTCCAGAAATCGACTATTCGCACTGGCGTCACTGGCCAGGTCATTCTGCGTCGTAGAAAGCCAGGCCAAATCGGCCTGCACCTCGGTCCACAGATCGTCCCACAGCAGCAGCGCGGCGGCGTCGTCCGCCACCTGCGCCAGGCAGGCCGTCAGAAGCGGTATCACCGACTCCATCCAGTTCAAATCCCGCGCGTAGGCCTGGTATGCCAGTGGCCGCGCGATCGACGGCGTTGCCGGCGTTGCCGGAGTGCCCGGAGTAGACGGCACTGACACCTCGGTCACATCGAACCCATACCAATGCGACACGTCCATACTGGTCACCGCGGCGCTTGACATGCCGTAGATTTCCGTCACCCGAATCTGCACGCCGCCCAAGGTCAACAGCGTGCCTCTGACCGTGCCACTCGGGATGGTAAGGCCATCCAGCGCGCTCAACGCGCTTGTCGCTGCTGGCGGATCCTCATACTCGGACACCGACTCCACGAACACTTCCACGCCGGTGCCGGCGGCCAGCGCGACGCGCGCGAAGAACCTCCAGTAGGAATATCCTGGAACATCCGGCGTCCCGCCGGACGGCGGGGACCCTGGAATCAGCCCTGGCGTCTGGATGCTCGTGTTGGCCCGCACGAACGCCTCGCGCCAGCCATAGATCGCGCCCAAGCGCGTCAAATGAGCAGGACTCAAAGCCACATCTTCACCCCCATCCAGCCCCAGGCACTCCATCGACAGCCGGGGCGTCGGCATGTCGGTGCACTTGCAATCCGCAGGCGGTCGCTTGCGGTACTCAAACGTCACGGTCGTTGGCCGCGCGTTCACCCCCAGGCGCAGCGGCTTCAGGCACACGCTGGGCAGGCCCTCGCTGTCGGTGCGCTGCGCCGGCGAAAACTTCCACCCCGTCTCGCCACTGCCCACCGCCGCCGGGTCCAGCGCCGGCACCGTGAAGGCCACGGCAGCGTGCGTGTACGGCACCCCGGTCACGGCCGGCGCCAGCGCGCCGCTCACGTCGCCCGTCACCGCCCAGCGCTCGGCCCCCACCGTGTCGGCATTGATGCAGCGCACCGTCACCGTCTGCGTGGGCGCCGCCGGCGGCACGCCCACGTCGGCCAGCTTCGCCGCGCCACCCAGCGCCAGCAGCCAGGCGCTGGTGCGCAGCGGAACGTCGATGGCGGCCTGCCCGCCGCTGGTGCGGTCGGCGGCCACCACGCCGGCCACCTCCACCAGCGCGCTGGCGGCCAGCTGCGTGAGCAGGTCGTAAAACGTGACGACGGCCGGCTGCGGCACGGGCACGGCGGCCGTGTCGCCGTAGACCTCGGTCGTCACCCCATCGGTAATGGTCACTTTGTAGCCGCCCGTCACCGCGTGCACCGGCGTGCCCTTGGCCACCGCTCGTTGCAGCGCCGGGCTCAGGCCGAATTCCCACTGCCCGTTGCGGTAGCGCCGCCACGGGCGGTAGACCTGCGGGTCAAAGCCAAACTGGATGCGCGGGCTGGCCGCGTCCAGCTCATCCTTGGGCGACGGCGGCAGCCCGCCGAAGTCCCACTGCGGGCCGGTCTGCACGTCCTGCCCCGTCGCCCAGTCGGCCAGCAGCGCCCAGGCGGTGGGCGTGCGCGTCAGCAGCGGCTCCACCGTGACGCTGATCGCATTGCCCGCGCTGCCCGCCACCTTGGCCACCAGGCGCAGCTCGCGCACGTCCAGGCCGGCATGCGTGGTGTCCACCCCCAGATCGGCGAGGGTGAAGGTCAGCGACTGCAGCGGCGCCGCAGCGCCCACGCCCAGCACCTGCAGCGTGCCGTTGCCCACACCCACGAACTGCGGCACGCTGGCGCGCGGGGTGCCGCCGGCGGCGTCAATGCGCACATCGATGTCCGTGGCCTCGTGCCCCACATAGCTGCCCACCAGCCGCACCCGCCCGCCACCGGCGCGCGCCACCGCCGTGCGTTCCACCGCCGTGCTGGCCCGCACGCTGCTGGCCGCCAGCAAGGCGTTGCGCGCAAGGTTGTTGCGACCAGAGAAAAAGCGCTGCACCGAAGGCATAGGCGCCCACTGTGCCGCGCCCGCGCCCGGGCGGCCAAACAAAACGCTTTACTTTGCGGCGGCCTGGGCACGCGCGCCGCGCGCTGGCCTAGCGCGCCAGGCGCTGCAACCGGGCCAGCTCGGGCTCGATCATGCGCGCCAGCTTCACCGGGTCACTGATCCCGTTGGCATTCAGCGTCACATTCATCGTCGCCGGTCCGGCACTGACGCCGCCACCGCCGCCGCCGCTCCCACCCTCATCGCCACGCGCCTTGACCGCGCGCTGCTTCTGCTCGGCGGCGTAGACCTTGCCCAGCAGGGTGAGCTGCTCGCCCAGCAGGGCGATCTCCTCGCGGTACCTGGCGATCTCGCCCTCATCGTTGCGAGCGGCGGCTCTGGCCGCCTCGATCTCGGCCAGCTTGATCTGTCGGCGCACCTCGGCTTCGTCGCGTTCTCGGCGCGCGGCAGCCACCTGCTCCTCGGTGCCGTTGAGCTCGATCAGGCGCAGCTTCAGCGCGTCCACCGACCGCGCCGCACCGATGTTCGTTCGCTCGATGGCCTGCTGCTGGCGGTCTAGCGCCTCCATGGTGGCCACGTATTCGTCGGCCAGCCGCGTGAGCGTGTCGAAGTGGTTGTTCCACGCCTCGAAGTACATGCCCCACGACATCGGCGCGCTGCCCAACGCCGACAACGACTGCCACTTGCCTTCCAGCGCATTGGCGTGGGCGATGGCCTCGTCCTTGTAGCGGCTGGCAGCAGCCGCCGCCGACACCCAGGTGAACTGAATCGTCTTGCCCACCTGCTCGTGCTTCTTGCCGGCCTCCTCGGCGGCATCGCCGGCCGTCTTTGCGCCGGCCGCCGCCTTCTCCGCGGCCTGGGCCGAGGCCTCTCCCAGATCGCGCTGCCTGGCAACAGCAAACTCGGCGGCGGACGCCGCCTGCTTGAGCAGGTCGACCTCCTTCAGCCGCGCCTCGGCCAGCTTGATCGACGCCTCCAGCTCGGCCTGCTTGACCGCATTGGCCTCGCCCTTGGCCGCCATCTCCGCCAGCGTGGCGCGCGCCACCGCAATGCTGCCCTCGGCCTCCACGCGTTGCACCTCGGCTTTCGCGCGCGTGATCTGCGCGTCGATCTCCATCTGCCGAATGCGCTCGCGCCGCGCCGACGTCTCATCGCCCATCAGCCGCGCCATCTGCTCGCTTTGCTGCGCCAGCCCGCGCGAATGCGCCAGCAGGTTGATCGCCGCATCCGCCTCCGACTTGCGCGCCACCGCGCTGGCCTGGGCGGCCACGCGCACCTGCTCAGCCGCCTGCGCCTCGGGACCCTTGGCGCGCGCGCTGGCCTGCGCGGCGGCGGCCTGCGCGGCCGTGGCGTCGGCATCAATCTGCTTTTGCGCGATCAGCGCCTCCAGCGCCTGCAACTCCTTCTTGCGCTCATCCGACACCTGGCCGCCGGCGGCCAGCAGCGCCAGCTTGTTGTTCAGCTCTGCGCGCAGCACGTCCACCTCGGTCTGGCGCTGCTGCGCCAGCGTGGCCAGCGCCTGCGCCTCGCCCTGCGCGGCCTGGCCGATGGCCGCGCGCAATGCCGCCTCGTCACCCAGCAACCGCGCCTGCGCCACGGCCGCATCGCCGCGCGCCTTGGCGGCCTTCACGTCGCGCTCGGCCAGGTCGATCTGCTGCGCCAGCTCGTCGCGCACCTTCTTGTAGGCCGCGCCCAGCGCCTGGTAGCTCACGGCCGACGCATCGGCCTGCGCGGCGCCCTGCTGCGCCGCCGCCCCTGCTTGCTGCATCGCCAGCGCGGCCTGCGTGGCCTCGCCACCGACCGCCTGCAGCGACGCGCGCAGCACATCGTTGTGCTGCGCCGCCTTGGCCAGCTTGGTCTGAGCCTCCGACTCGATCTCCGCAAACGCCGTCTTCAGGCCGGAAAAGTCCATGGCGGCGAAAGCGCCAACCAGCACGCCGATCTTCTTGCCGGTCGCCACCAGCGCCGCGTCAAGGAACGTGAGCGCCGTCTGTGCACCCTCGGCGAATGCCTTGAGCGCGTTGCCGCCGCCGGCCTGGCCAATGTTGTCGGCCATCTCGACGAAGGCGTTCTTGATGTTCGTGATTTCCTGCGCCAGCGTCTGCGCCTGCGGCGCGCCGGCATACAACTCGTTCAGCCCCCTGGTTAGCGCCGGAAAGATGTCCTGCGCGGTCACCTGCCCGGTCTCGATCAGCTTGATCAGCTCCTGGGTGGTCACCCCCATGCCCTTGGCCGCCGCCTGAAACGCGCCGGGCAGCGCCTCGCCCAGCTGCTGGCGCATCTCCTCCATGCTCACCACGCCCTTGCCGGCCATCTGCTGCAGCGCCAGCAGCGCATTGGCGGTCTCGCCCGACGACTTGCCCGCGCGCGCCATCGCCACGCTGACCGCCTCGAACACGTCGCGCGTGGCTTGTCCTTCAACTGCGGTGCCCTTGGTGGCCGCCGCCAGTCCCAGATACGCTTTGCTTGCGTCCGCCACATCCACGCCCGCGCGGGCCGCGATGTCGCGCACGAAAGCCAGCTCCTTGGCCGCTTTGTCCGCGTCGCCGGCCACCGCCTGCAGGCCAGCGCGCAGCTTTTCCATTTCCGCGGCGGCCTGCACCAGCTCGCGCGCGGTGAAAGCGGTTGCAAGGTATTTGCCCAGCGCGCGCGCAGCTTGGCCGGCCGTGTCGAGGTTGCCGCCGGTTCGCGTGGCCGCGTCGCCCAGCTCGGTCATGCGAGGACTCGCCTCGTGCGCGCCATCGCCGACCGATCGCACGTCGTCGGCGATCTCGCGGATCTGCTCGCCGCCTTCGGTTTGCGCCTTGAGCGTGAATTTCGCGTTCAAATCGTCAGCCATGCTCTTGTCTCGGTTGAAAATCGTTTGCGCCAATTAAAAAGCCGCGCCGGGCCAGTGCGGCCGGGCGCGGCAACCACCTTCTCTGCAGGAGTTCTGCTTGTGCCTCAGGCCGGCAGGTCAGGCATCGTGTCGATACGCATGAACGGGCCAAACAGCGCATCGCCCTGCAACGCCGGCACGTACAGCGCCTGACCCGACAGCGCCAGTTCGCTGGCCTCGTCGCTGATCCAGCCAAAGTCGCCATTCATCGCCAGGCTCACGCGCGGAATCACCACGCGCACCTTCTGGCCGTCGCCGTTGATGCCGCTGAAGATAATGCCCTTCTCAACATTGCTCTTGCTGAAGGCCGCGATGTTGACAAAGCCCCCGTATGAATAGTCGGCCTTCAACGGCTCGACCTGCGCCGGGCTGGTGGGATGCGCCAGCAGGCGGCAGCGGCCGTGGTCGGCATCGTCCACCGCGTAGTGCGTGCCCTCGGTGTAGATGATCGGCGTGCCGCTGGTGCTGTCCTTGATCACCACGCTGGAGACGCGCGGGTACTTCAGGAAGAAGTAGTCGCCCGCCATCAGCTCGGCCAGCTGCTCGCCGGTCACCGTGCCGGACGCCACCTCCACCGCCGCGCCGTAGAAAGCCTGCGCCAGCGTGCGACTGTCAAACTGCACCATCGACAGCTGCACCTGTAGGCTCTTGCTGGTCTCGATCTCCTTGAGCGTCAGGCGCTGGCCCGAGCAGCTCTCGGTGATGCTGGTGGTTTCGCGGCTCGGAGTGGCCGTCAGCGTACGGTTGCCGCAGCCCACGCTGTAGATGTCGGTCAGATAGCCCATCTCGGGGCGGCCCTTGACCGGATCGTAGGTGCCAATGTGAACCGGCCCCTGGCCGTTCCAGATCATGCTGGTGGATTTGCTTGCGGGCATGGCTTACTCCTTGGACGCGGCGTTCGCGCGGGTTGCGGTTGCGGGTTTGATATCGGCCGGGCGCGCGCGCCCCAGCGCGCACAACCATTCGGCCTGGTCGGGTTGCAGGCGCAGCACGGCGCCCGGCGGATAGTCGCGCCCGGCGTGCCGGTGCGGTTTCAGCAGCTCGATGGCCACCAGCTTGTCGTCGCTCACGTTGCTCTCCTTGTTGACTTAAAACATCCACAGCGACAGCCAGGCCAGCGCGCAGGCCCAGGCGTGCATCGCCATCAGGCCCACCGTCATCGCCATGACTTGGCGCCGTCCTGCACCGGCGCGGGCGCGGGTGTCACCTCGGCCAGTACGGGCGCCTCGGCGCGGCGCGTCAGCACTTCGCTCACCTGCGTTTCGGTGGCGACCGCGCCGCTGACCAGCAACCGCATGGCCGGGCTGTCGGGCGTCAGCGCCGTGGCGTACTCCCACTCGATGCGTGCCGCCTGACGCGCCGTCGGGTCCTTGATGGCGTCGATGGCCGCCTCCACCTGGTCCAGCAGCCCCGCCTCCAGCAGCGCCAGGCGCGCCTCGCGCATCGGCATCGCCGGCGGCGGGGCCGGCGACGCATCCTCCCAGGTCGGCGCCGGCGGCGGCGTGGGCGCGCCAAAGTCCGCACGCTTCAGACCGAGGCGCCTGATCGCCGCGTCGTCGGGCTGCACGCGCCACTGGCGCGCCTGGTCGTCGCGCGTCACGCGCCACAGCGTCCCGGCCAGCACGGCCATGGCCTGCGCATGGGCGGGCGTGCCCGCCAGCGCGGCCAGGTCGGCGGCACTATTGATGATGCAAGGCAACTCCATAGCGGCCCTCCATGTGGTTGAACAGATTGCACACGTCGGCATGCTGCGCGTGACCGCGCCAGGCCGCCACGAACAACGCCAGGCGCTGCACATCGCCACGACGCTGGGCGTCCGCGATCGCGCGGCGCGCGCGCACCACCGACTGCTTGCGCAGCAGCTTGTGGCGCGGCCAGATGCGATAGCCCAAGAAGTTGATGCCGCGCGCCACCGGAGCAACCTGCCAGCGGCTTACCTCCAGCCCCAGACGCCGCCGACCCAGATCGCGCACGCGCTCGAACCATTCACGCAGTTCGTAGGGATTGCGCGACAGCGCCACGGTATCGTCCATGTAGCGCGCCCAGGCGCGGGCACCCAGCTCGTGATGCAGAAAACGATCGACCACGTCGCCATACACATTGGCGAACAACTGGCTGGTCAGACTGCCAATGGGCAGTCCACGTCCGGTGCGCGGCACCATGGCGGCAATCAAATCCAGCGTGCGCTGGCACTTGATGCGCCGCTCGATCAGCGCATGCAGCCGCGCACGGTCGATCGATGCGAAGTAGGCGCGCCAGTCCAACTTCATGAAATGCGTGGCCTGGCTCTGGCGCAGCGCCGCCTGCACGTAACGCACGCCAGCGTGCGTTCCCTTGCCGGCCCGGCAGGCGAACGACCACGGCAGCATCGCGCGCTCGAAGATCGGGCCGATTACCCCCACCAGCGCATGCTGCGCCACGCGGTCGGCAAAGGCCAGCGCGGCGATCTCGCGCTGCTTGGGCTCGTAAATCACGAAGCTGCGCGCGGGCTGCTGCACCCAGGCGCCGTCCAGAATGGCCTCGCGCATGCGCGCCAGGTTCACGTGTAGGTGTTCGCGAAACTCCAGGTGGCCCCGCGTGCGCCGCTTGCCGCGCGCGGTGCGCTCGAACGCGGCCAGCAGGTTGTCCGCGCCGGCCACCTGCTCGATCAGGTTTCCCGCGCGCTTAGGCATGACACATGCTGGCCGCGCCGTTCACCGCAACACGGCGGCTACTAGGCGCTCTACCAGACCCCCAAGGGTATTTGCCGAAGCAGGACAGCACGGCTGACCACAAGTAAGCTGGCCGGCCCGCCGGGCCGTGACCACGGCGGAGCACTGCAAAACCAGACTGATCGTCCTCACTGACGCCGCGCGCACCGATGTTCGTGTCCGTGTTCCACGGCATGTTGTTCCAGTTCGAGCAGCGCGAACCCGCGTTCGCGCCGTTGTTCCAGTTGCCGCCGAACATCGCAGCGTTTTTACCCATGCTGCCCCCTACGCGCCCGCCTGACGATCCAGGCACCCAACATGCGGCCCACCTCGGCCAGCAAGGCTTGCGCCGTTGCCACCTGGTGCTCCGTCATGCCACGCACCCGAGCGCCCTGCAGGAACCGTAGCCAGAAACGCAGATGTGCTAGCCCCGCATCTGCCATATAGAGCCGGGCCACCTGGTTGGACTTGCCCGCCTCCACAAACAATTTCACCTGTCCGAGCAACGCCTCAATGAACATCGCCTTGGCCACGCCGTGGCGCCTGCCGATGTTCTGCGCGATCGGGTACAGGTAGGCGATCACGGTTTCGTAGCGCTCCACGATCGCCAATTGCTCCACGCTTTGCGTGCCTTCGCCTTCGACTTCCATGTCCGTCGCTCGCTTTCGCTCGCTCATGCAAGTTGCAGGTGGTCACTGACGCCGCGCGCACCGATGAGCGTGCCCGTGAGCCACGGCATGTAGATCCAGTACGAGCAGCGCGAACCCGCGGCCGCGCCGTCGCCCCAGTAGCCGCCGAACAGCGCAGCGACAAGCCCCGTCGCGTTGTATAGATACAGCGAGCCGCGGCCTAACGTTGACGCGCGAAACGCCCAGCCATCCGTTCCACCGTCGGATCGGTATGAGAACTCGTCGCCCCACACCAGCATGCAGCCGCTGGCCTGCATCACGCCCCATTTCGAGGTGAACTTCTTGATCAGTTGCGTGGTCACCGGATCGACGCCATTGGCCATCCCTTCGGTCGTGCCATAGGCCAGCGCCGCGAACTCGCCGTAAGTCGGCAGGCGCTTGCCGTGGCTGGCCAGCAACTCGGCAAAGCTCCACCAGTTGCCATTGCCGTACGTCGTGGTGCCGTTGCCGCCGAACATCGCCGGCACCTTGGGCGGATTGCCATGATCGGCAATCGTCACGCCATGGACGGAGGTGCCGTTCACATGGTGATCGACGCCGCACAGGTAGATGTCGGACCAGAAGCCGCCCGCCACCAGCGTCATGCCGCGCGGATCCCGGCAGGCCGGGCGCCAGGCCACGTCCCAGATCGAATAGGGGTTGATCTGCGGCGTGTCGTCGCCGCCCGCCGCCGCCGGCGCATTGCCACCCGGCGCGTAGTGAAAACCGCCCACACGTCGCCAGTTGCCGCCGCCCGGAGCGGCGCTAAAGTTGCTGCTGGCCACCACATCGCCAGCCTGGCTGACCCACACCGCATAGTCGGTGCCCGCGACCGGAGCGCCCGGCATGCCGATCGCCTTGTCCTGGTCAAAGCGCACCAGCTGGCCCGCCACCTCGATCGCTGTGCCCGCCAGCAGCTTGGCCGTGAAATTGCCGGTGCGCGCGATGCAAGGGCCCGGCGTCAGCTCGGCGCCCGCGCGCCCAAAGCTGCCTGCCGCCACCGGCCCGCGCAGCACCGCCGCGCGCTTTGGGTGAATCAACATGCCAGCGCCTCCATCAGGCAAACGCCCCGTCGATGATGCAGTTGCCGCCGGCCAGGCGGCGCACGCGATAGGTGCCATCGCCGTACAGCGACACCTGCGGGTCGGCCCAGCTCAGCTCCAGCATCACGTCCCAGGCGCCGTCGCTCATCTGCCGCTCGATCTGCGCGCGCCAGTAGGTCTGCGGCGCACCGCGTGGCGCGCCCGCCAGCGTCACCACCGAGCCGGCGTTCAGCGTGAACGGCGCGCTTTGCGCCTCGCTGGCGCTTTCGCCCACGCCGGCGGGAATCAGGTTGATCACATTCATGCCATCAGTCCTTGCGCAGCAGATAGGGCAGCTCGTAAAGGTCGGCGTACAGCAGAACGCCGCCGTCGTAGTCCAGCACCTTGCCCGACAGCCAGCTCACCACGCGGCTGCCCGGCGCCGGCGGCTTGTGGCCGATCAGCGCGGCGCGGCAGGCGCCGATCAATCGGCGCGCCTCGGGCTGCATCTGCTCGCCGCGCAGCTCCTTGTAGTGGCGCAGCGCCAGCACCACGCCGAACTGCGCCACGCTTTCTTGCAGCGTCACACAGGGCGCCGCCGGCACCTTGCCCGTGTTGCGCTCCTCGGCAAAGATCACGTAGCCGCTGGGCGTGCGAAAGCCGGCCAGCTCCTTCACCGCCGCATAGTCGGCCGCGCCGCCCACGCTGTGCAACCCGGCCACCTGCTCGCGCAGACGCTGGGCGATCAGGCCGGTGTCGAAGGGCTCGAAGTTCATGGCTCACGGCGCCCCTTCAGCGAAACCCGTGCAATTGCTTGCGGCCAAACACGGGCGTGGCGCCTTCGAAGCGCGCGTCCAGCTTGTCATTGGCCACGCCGTCATCGGCGCCCAGGCTGAACTTGCCGGCCGCCGTCAGCGCCAGCAGCTTGAGGGCGTCGGCATGGCCGCGCGCGATCGGGTCCTTGTCCTCCACCAGGCGGCGGTTCTTGTGCAGGCCGTAGCGTGCGATCTGGCGGCACCAGGCGGCCACCAGCGGCGGCACCGGCGCCAAGGGCAGCGCATAGCCGCGCTTGGCCAGGTGGCCGTCGATCACCGCCTGCGCGTCCCGCACCGCCGCGTCGATGCGCGCCAGCGCGCGCTGCGCCGCCGCCACCTCGCCCGCGGCCCAGGCGCTCGCGTCCTGCCCGCGCAGCAGCGCGTCCAGCAGCTCGGCCGCCACCGGCGGCGCCTGCTCGTCGCTGGCCACCTCGGACAGCTCCAGCGCGCCGAGGTGCTCGGCCAGTTCCAGGTGCGTCGTGTAGTAGGGCATGGGTGGTTGGTTCAGCGTTGGGCGTTGAGCGTTGGGCGTACCGTAGGTTTCGGCGGTTCACGCTGAACGCTGAACGCTCAACGCTCAACCTTCAGATCACAGCCAGTCGGCCACCAGCAGCTTGACGGCGCCGCGCATCGGGTTGGCGTCGGGCTGGCCGCTCACCGGGTCCAGCGCGAGCTCGGCCTCCAGCAGCTTGCGCGCCTGGAACTCCAGCGCCGGCGGCACCACCAGCAGCGTGGGCTTGATGCCCAGCGGGCGGCCATGGTCGCCCTTGAGCGTGCGCATGGCGGTGATCTCGGCCTGCAGGCCAGCCACGTCCAGCGTCGCGTTGCTGGCGCGGGCGAGCTGCCAGAAGCCGAAGCCCGCGTTGCGCCGCGCGTCCACCCCGTACACGTATTCGGCGCGGTTGAACACGTTGTCGTCCGTCTCGGCCGTCAGGCTGACGAAGTTGTTGTCCTTGCGGCTCTGGTAGATGAGCGGCTTGAGCGCGCGGCTGGTGTCCAGCACGCACCAAACGGTACCGCTGCCGTTGCCGGTCTTGTTGCTGACAGCGACCTCCTTGCCCTTGTCGTTGATGACCGGGTGCGTGTCGGCAAAGAAAGCCTGGCCGTCATAACACTTGGCCGTGAAGCCGTCCTTCAGCAGGCCGAACGCCAGCTGATCCGGGTGCGCCTGCGCGGCGCGGCCCATCTCGGTCATCAGCGGCGTGTAGACGCCATAGGTATCGTCCTCGATCGCGGTGCGTGGCACGGCCTGCGTCAGCTCGAAGCTCTTGTTCTTGATCGTGTAGCCGTGATTGCCCACCGCGTGCACCACACGGTCGCCCAGCCACTCGCGCATCGAGCTGATGTTGCCCAGCCAGCCGTACTCCTCGGCGGCGGTGGTGCTGGGCACCGTGGTGGCGATCTGGCCGTACTGGCTCTCGGCCATGCCCAGCCCTTCCTTGAACGCCGCATTGAAGGCGACGTACAAGGTCCGAAGGTTCGCGTTATTGATCAGCATGTCTTTGTCCTTTGATTGTTGAGCCCGCTCACATGCCGCCCACGCGCACCCAGACGCCGGTGTCGTCCAGATCCACCACGACGGCAGCCAGCACGCCGGGGTCATGCAGCGCGCGCACCGTGTGGTCATCGACCACGTTGCACAGCGCATGCACCCCCAGCCGCGAGACCGGGAAGGTGGCCGAGTTGTCGACCCGGAAGACGCCCAACGCCCCCTCCACATGGGTGTCGCCGTCCGGGCCGGAGGCGCTGCGCAGCGCCACGGCGCGCGGCATGCCCAGCACGCCAGGCGCCGAAGCCACCGCCGGATCGGCGGGCACCGCGTCGCCGTCTTCGTTGAGCATGTACATCGCGCCGGCGTGAATCACCGTGGTCGGTCCGATCGGGTCGATCACGCGCCGTCCATCACGCTCGGGCGTGGCGCGGTCCTTGGTCAAAGCAGCCATGTTTTTTGCTCCTTATGAAAACTGATTTCGATCAGGCCTTGCCGCTGGCGTAGGCCTCGGGGGTCAGGCCGCAGGCGCGGGCCACGGCCAGCTCGGCCTCGGTCAGGCCGTGCGCGGCGGGCTTGCCCGCCGGCGGCTGGCCCTGGGTCTGCGTGCCGGCCAGCGCGGCAATCGGCTGGCGCACGGCCAGCAGGCTGCTCAGGCTCGCCAGCCCGGCCGGTGTGGCCGCCAGCTCGCGCGCCCAGGCCTGCTCGGCCGGCAGCAGGCGGCCGTCGGCCAGGGCGGAGGCAATCACGTCCTCGCGCTCGCGCTGGTGCTGCTTGGCGGTGAGCGCGGCCAGGCTGGTCTTGAGCTCATCGACCACCGTCACCGGCACGAAGCGCGCCGCATCGGGCGCGGTGCGCAGCTTGGCGCAGGCGGCGGCAATGCCTTCGGCGCCGGCCTCGGTCTGGTCGTCGATGTCCAGCTCCTTGTACGCGGCCTGCAGCTCGGCCTTGATGTTGGCCACGGCCTGCAGGGCAGCGTCTTCGCTGGCGTCGGCCGGCAGGCCCAGGGCCGACAGCAGTTTTTCAAGCAAGGGATTCACGGAGTCCTCCGGGTTTGACGTAAAACGGGCGCTGGCCGCGGCCAGCAGGTTGACGGCCTCCATGCCGTGAATGGCCGGGTTGTTGGTCAGCGCGCCCATCAGCACGCGCTTGATTGCGCCGCTCTCGCGGCTGTACTCCAGCACCGGCGAGAAGTAACGGTATTCGCCGCCCGCCACCAGCTCGCGGGCGCGCGCCGTCAGCTCGACCTCGGCAAACAGGCCGCGCCCATCCACCCAGCGCAGCGCGCGCATCCAGCCGGCGGCCGGCGCGGGTTGGCCGTTGACCTCGGCATTGAGGGTTTGGTGCTCGTAGTCGATCACCAGCGGCTGGCGCGTGGCGTCGAAGGCGGCGATCACCTGCTGGGCAATGCGCGCGTCGATGCGCCAGGCCGGCACGTCCATCGCACGGCCGTCGCTGGGCGTGAAGTCCTGCGCCGGCGTCACCTGCAGCAGCAGCAGGCCGGCGGCGTCGGCATCGGTGGTGCCTCCGGCCAGCGTGGCCGCGAACACCGCCAGCGCGATGGCGCTGCGGCTGCGATGCAAGTGCTTGGGGGGGGCCATGCCGGCATGTTGGCCGGGCACGGGGGCGCGCTACAAATAAAGCGCTTTGGATTTTGCGGCGGTGTTGTTCGGCCGTTGACGCTCAACGCTCAACGCCGAACGCTCAACCTATTGATCGTCGAGCCCAGGCAGCCGCCCCTGGCGCTGCTGCACATCGCGCGCCCGCTGCTCGGCCACGATCTGGCGCACGCGCATCTCGGTCAGGCCGTGGCGGCGCGCCAGCTCGGCGTAGTTGCGGCCGTTGAACTCGCGCCAGATCAGCTCGTCACGCGCCGCCAGCATGGCCGCCACGCCCTTGGCCAAATAAAAGCCGCCAGCACGCGCACCTGCACGGCGTCGTCGGCGTGCCGCTCGATCAGCTGCGACAGCGCCACGATCACGTCGACGAGCGCCACGGTGGGCAATCGTGCGGCGCCGCTCATGCCAGCACCTCCGCATTCGCGTCCTGCGTCACGTCCTTGATCACGGCGTTGACGGCCTTCTCGACCTCGCCGTCCACGCTCTTGATCAGTACCTCGTCGCTGTCGGCGGCCACCCATTCACGGTGCAGGGCGCTGGTCATTTGTCGGTCCTCCGCAGGCAGATGGCCGTGACGCTGCGGGCGCCGGGCCAGTCAGACAAGGCCTGCAGCACGGCTTCGCAGCCGTCGGCAAACAGGCCGGTGTAGGCCACGCGCTGGCCGTCGGTCAGGCGCAGCTTGATGCGATAAATGTTCATGGCGCGGCCTCCCGATCAGCAACCGGCGACGCACTGCGCGTCGACTTTGGGCCAGCCGGCGGCACAGGCGGCGTTCATGGCGCGCGCCACCAAGTTGTGCACCGCCAGCGGGTAGCAGGTGCTGATGCCGGCCTTGGCGCCGCGCGGGGTGTAGATCAGGCGCGCACGGATGGCGTCGAAGGCGTCGGGCTCGAACACCTGCTCGCAGCGCAGCTCGAAGCGCGCGAACTTGTGCGCCAGGTAGCCCTCCAGGTCGTTGTCCAGCGGCTCCAGCTCGACGATCTCGCAGCGCTGCATGACCTCGCGCACGTCGGGGTTCTGGCTGTGCAGCAGGGCGCGCAGCTCGGGCTGGGCCACCAGCACCACGCCGATGACGCGGCGCAGGCCGTCCTTCAGCTCCAGAAAGCGCTTCAAATGCTTGAGCGTGGCCACCGGCAGGCAGTGCGCCTCGTCGATCACCAGCAGGTGGCGGCGGCCCGCGCGGGCGCTGGCCTTGAGCAGCTGGTGCAGCTGCTCGAAGCGCGCCTGCGGGCTGCTCTTGATCTTGAGCTGCGGATCCAGCGCGTAGGCAATGGCCTCGGCAATGTGGGTGGCGCGCAGGGTCTTGCCGCGCGCATCGCTCGCCTCCATGCCCAGCACATACGGGCGGATGATGGCCACGTCCTGGCCCTCGTCCAGCAGGCGCTGCTCCAGCGCCTCGACCAGGGTGAGCGTGCCTTCGTAGCCGATTTGCCGGGCCAGCTGCTGCGCGGCCTGGCGCTGCTCGCCGTGGATTTGCGCCAGCTCGGTGGCGGCGCCCTCGGCGCGCGCCAGGCTGGATTCGTCGTGCTCGATCTCGATGCCGGTCTCGACCGGTTTCTTGTTGCGGCTCATGGTGTCCTTGGGGTGGGTCAGTCGTTGGAAAGGGTGTAGTTGCGCTTGAGGTCGTCCAGCTGGCGCGCCGCGCGGTCAAAGCCGGCCATCACGCGAAACGTCATGCGGCCAAAGCGGGTGGTGATGCGAAAGCGGCCGGTGGGCAGCTTTTCGACCCAGCCGGCGTCGGCCAGCGCGGCGGTCAGGCGGGTCACCTGCGAGGGCGTGCAGGCGGCGGCCTGCGCGATGTCGCCGTTTGTGAGCCCCTCGGGCAGCGCGCCGGCCAGCGCGTCCAGGATGGCGGCGGCGGTCTTGATGGAGGCGTAGGCCTTGTCGGTGCTCATGGCTGGCCCCGATACACGCCGTGCAGCACGCACATGCGGGTGGTGCGCAGCACCAGCGCGATGACGCCGCCAGAGGCCAGGCGATGCGGGCGCACCCAGGCGCCCACGGGGTGGGCCAACAGGCCGCGCAGGTGGGTGCTGGCGCCGTTCATGCCGCGCCTCCCTGGCGGCGATCGTGCGCAGCCTGCGCCAGCACGCCGATGCACTGCAGGGCCTGCGCGGCGCGCCATTCGGCGCGGTTGACGCTGGCGCCCGGGGCGCCGCCGGCGCGCGCCACGGCGCGCCAGTGGCGGGCGCGCGCCAGGCGCTGGCGGGCGGCGGCCAGCAGGTCGAGGGCGGGGGCAGGGGCGCTCATTCCGCACCGCCCTTGTGGGGGCGCGCACTGCCGATCGGCACGGCATCGAGCGGAAACCCGCAGCGGTCGCGCGCCACCTTGGGCAGCACGCGCCGGCGCAGGCTGGCGTGGGGCTTGGCGCCGGCGGGCCACAGCTGGGCTTCGCTCAGGCCGGTGACGCGCGCCAGCACGGCGCGAATGCGCGCGCTGGGCTGGCCGTTGATGACGTGGGCGACGGCCGTGCTCGTGACGCCCAGCTCGTCGGCGATCGCCGCCGGCGTGGTGCCCTTCATGCGGATGTGGGCCTTGATGAGTTCCGGGTGCATGGTGTTAACCTTTGGTCGGTTACGTGTTGATTGAATGGATTATTCCAAATGGAATGATCGAGCGCAACCTATTCCGATTGGAATGAAAGGTTATTTGTGCCTGCCAGCGAAAAGGACTACGGCGATGAGCAGCTCGCTGCTCGAATCCTTCTGCTCCGGCAGAAGGCCGGGATGTCTATGGATGCGTTCGCCGCCCAGCTCGGCGTGAGTCAGCCGACGCAATCGCGTATCGAACGCGCAAAGCGGCTCCCTGACGCGCTGTATCTACGGGCGCTCCATGAGCACTTTTCAGTGGACATCAATGACCTGTTGAGCGGCGCCTTCGAGTCCGCCGCACCGCTCGACCCCGGCGAGCAGACCCTGCTGGACAACTACCGCCACAGCGCGCCGGCCGATCAGGCCGCCCTCAAGGCGGCAAGCGGCGCGCGCGCGGCTGCGGCCGGTACAAAGCGAGCAAAGGCGGGGTGACGCAATGACACTGCCCGCCACGGTCACATCAATGGCTGAGTCGTCAGCGCTCACCATCACGCAGCAACGCAAACGGCGCGAGCACGTTCGATGGGCCAGCCTTCAGCACATTGATGCCGTCCGCCCGCAACCGATGGCGGATGCCGCCCTGCTGCCGCTGATCCAAGCGGTGTACCCAGATGCTGGCTCCCGAGAGCTGCGGCGTGAGCTGGACTACTTGATGGAATGCGGCTTGTTGACCATCGCCGAAGAACACGAGACTTGGCGCCTGAAGCTGACCCGCGAAGGCATCGATCTAGTGCAGTACACCACCTCATGCCCCCCAGGCATTGGGCGTCCGACTGCGACTCGATAAGGAAGGTTGTGTATGGGTACGCTTGAATTGACCGGGCGCGTCGAGGTGTCGTACAGCCCCGAGGCGCTCCAGGTTGCGGCGCTCAATCGCGAGGCCACGGTGGCCAAGCGAGCGGGCGACTGGGCGCGCGCCTGTGAGCTGCTGGCGCAGGCCAAGGCGATCGAGGGCGATGCCTATGCCCAGACGCGCCTGGCCAAGTTCCTGCAACAGGCGGGCCGGCTGGACGAGGCGCTGGCCGAAATCCAGTGGCTGATTGACCGCAGCCACGCTCGCGCGCGCGCCAATGCGTCACCCCGCGACGGGGCCGTGATGACGCAGTACATGCGCCTGGTCGAGTTGGTGGGCATCTACGACGACGCCATCCTGATTTGCAAGCGCGCCAAGCGGGCCGATCTGCAGGCCGACTATGAGGCGCGCCGCGCGGCGTACGAATCTCTGCGCGCCAAGCTCGGCGCATTGTCTGGCGAAGACTGGGTGTATTGAGGACGTCAAATTAACCCCACGCGATTGTGTGGTTTGCTTGCGCGTTAATTTGATGTGTATATAATTCTGGTCATGGCAGCACATCGCCGCCACCCGACGCCAGGCGGCACCTGGCTCTCTGAGGAGAAAATCATGCAAGCTACCATCAACGCCGCCGGCATCGCCGAAATTCACGCCTTCCTGGCCGCGCACCACAAGCCAGGCGATCAGGAGACGCGCGCGATCATTGTGAGCTGGGTCGAGGACCGGCAAGCATTCCGTAGCGTGGGGAGACTGACCATGACCAAATCCATCCGCATCGAAACCGATGAGCGCGGTCATCACGCCGTCGTTGTCACGGTCGACGACAAGAGCCGCGTATTCTTTCGCCACGCAACCGCATCGGTCGCCGGCGCTGCCTGCGCCAGCCTGCGCCGCGACATTGCCCGCCACGGAGAGGACGTGATCGGATTCGATGCGCTTCCGGTGGCTGAATACCGCACCACGAAGGCAGGCCGCCGCCTGCTCGTTGCCTGATGGGCGGCAAGCACCGCCACTGGCACCTGGCCTGGTCTCGGCTGCCCAACGGCCGCCTGCGCCACGCCAGTGGCGCCGAATTCATCGTCTCGCACGGCGACGGCCACACCGACATCGACGTCGCGCCAGAGGCCCTGGACGCCTACCAGGCCCACGAGCTGGCGCGCGGTGTCGCGCCGCATGACCTGGCGCAGCGTCTGATCCGCCTGGCGCGCGAGGCCGGTCGCTGGCTGGAGCGCAACCCATGAGCGCCAACGCCACCGCGCCGCGCCCGGTCGGGCGCCCGCCAGAGATCGACGCCGGCCGGCGCGTCCAGGTCTACCTGGACGCCGCCAGCCTGCGCATCGCCGCGCGCCTGGGCGGCGGCAACATCAGCGCCGGCATCCGCGCCGCGCTGGCTGCGCACAATCGCGCGGCCAACAATCCAAAGCGCTTTACTTAGCGCCCCCGCCCCATGCGCGGCAAGCTGTCGCGCATGAACTCTGACACTTCTTTCTCCTTCGGCAAGCTGCCGCGCCTGACCTCGTGGTGGGTCATCGCGCTGGCGCTGTCGGCGCTGGTGTTTGTGCTGTCGCCGCAGCAGCTGCCGGTCAGCCTGTACAAGCTCAACCTGATCGCGCTGGCCGCCGTGGCGGGCTACTGGATCGACCGCAGCGTGTTTCCGTACGCCCGCCCGCGCATCGACGCGCTGCGCGAGCTGGACGCGCCCGCTGATGCGGCGCTGCCGGAGCTGGAGGGCGAGGACGTGCTGACGCTGGCCGCGCTGCCCAACCACGCGGCGCTGTACTTCATGGCGTGCTGCATGATTCGCCGCGCGATCCTCATGAGCGCCACCATCGTGGCCGTGGGCCTGGGGGCCTGAGCCATGGCGCGCGTGCTGCGTGATGTGCTGTGGGCGCTGGCGCTGACGCTGCTGTGCCTGCTGGTGTCGCTGCTGCTGCCCGAGCCGGTGCGTGCCCAGGTGCCGCAGGCGGCGCAGGCGCACAAGCGCACGCTGCTGCGCGCCGCGCATGCCGAATGGGGCCTGGGCGCCCCGGTGGCGGTGCTGGCGGCGCAGGTGCACCAGGAGAGCGCGTGGCGCCCCGAGGCGGTGAGCCGCGTAGGCGCGCGCGGGCTGGCCCAATTCATGCCGGGGACGGCCGCATGGTGGTGCGAGCGGGTGGGCCTGACGGCCATCGACTGCCAGCCGCACAACCCCACCTGGGCGCTGCGCGCGCTGGTGGGCTATGACAAGTACCTGTTTGACCTGGCGCCGCCGCGCTACGGCGCGCGCGACCGCATGTGGGTGGCGCTGCGCGCGTACAACGGCGGGCTTGGGCACTGGCAGGCCGAGGCGCGGGCCACGGGCCTGGCGCTGCCCACGCGCCCGCAGGTGGATGCCGCCTGCGGCAGCGCACGCCGCGCGGCGCTGCACTGCGCGGAAAACCTGGGTTACCCGCGCCGCATCCTGATCGAGCTGGCGCCGCGCTACGCCAGCTGGGGGCCTGCACTGTGAGCCGTGCCGCCATCGCCCTGGCGGGTGTGGTGCTGGCGCTGTCCACTGGCGGCGGTGGCTACCTGTGGGGGCACGCTGCCGGCAAGGCGGCCGAGGTGGCGCGGCGCGACGGCCAGGCGGTGCGCCAGCTGGGGCAGCTGATCGACTCGCAGCGCGGGCTGGTGGAGCAGGCCAACGCGGCCAGTGCGCGCCTGCGCCGGGCGGCGGCCACGCGCGCCACGCGCGATGCGGTGTTTGGCAAGGAGTTTCGCGATGCGCTTGCACGCACGGCTGGCGACCGGGCTGGTTGCCGTTTTGACGATGACAGCGTGCGCCAGCTCGGCGCCGCCCGCGATCGGGCTGCCGCCGCCGCTGCCGGCGGCGCTGCTGCAGAGCTGCCCGCCGCCGGGGCCGGCGCCGGGCGCTGAGGTGGACGCGGTGGCGGTGGCCTTGATGGACCTGTACGCGCTGTATGGCCAGTGCGCGGCGCTGCACCTGGAGCTGGTACGCGCGCTGGAGGACGGCCGATGATGGAGCGCCTGACGGACGCCAGCGACCGCGCCACCGCGCGCGAGGCCGAATGGCTGGGCGATGCGCTGCGCGCGCAGGCGCGCCGCGCGGGGCTGGTGGGCAAGAGCGTGGCGGATTCTGCGAGCGACTGTGTGCGCTGCGATGAGCCCATTGCGCCGGCGCGCCGCGCCGAAAAAGAAAGGCGCTGCCGATGACGGTGAGTGTGGATGTGTGGCAGTTGATCGGCTTCGGGCTGGCGCTGCTGTCGGGGTTCGCGACGATCATCGTGGCGGCGGGCAAGACCATCGCGAGCCAGTTCGAGCGGCGGATCAACGAGCGCTTTGACGTGATCGAGCGCGCGCGCGAGGCAGAGGCCGCGGGCATCAGCCACCTGGAGCGCGAGTTCATGCGCTTTCAGGCCGAGCTGCCGGTGCAGTACGTGCGCCGCGAGGATTACGTGCGCGGCCAGAGCATCGTGGAGGCCAAGCTCGACGGCCTGGCCGGCAAGCTCGACAACGCGGTGCTGCGCGTGGCGCTGAGCCGATCTGATTCATTGAAGGAGAATCAACTTGTCTAATCCGCAGGATTTCCGCGCGCGCTACCTGCGCTGGCTGATTGTGCTGACGCTCAATCAGGCGCGGCCCACGGGCGCGCCTGACCGGCTGGTGCTTCAGGTGGCGCAGGCCGAATACGCCGATTGCACGCTACTGGAGCTGCGCCGCGAGCTGGACTACCTGCGGGCGCGCGATCTGATCGAGCTGCTGCGTCCGCCGGACGGCAGCGCCTGGCACGCGCAGCTGACGCGCCACGGCGTGGACCTGGCCGAATACACGGTGGACTGCGAGCCGGGCATTGCCCGGCCCGCGCGCTACTGGTAGCGGGGCGGGCCATGGGACGCAAGAGCCGCATCACGCGCCTGCCGGCCGAGGTCAAGGCCTACATCGAGGCCATGCTGGCGACCGGCGCGCAGACGCTGGACGAGCTGATTGCCGACCTGCAGGCACGCTTCCCGGCGGCCGCGCGCGCGGGCGAGCTGCCCAGCCGCAGCGCGGTGCACCGCTACGGGCAAAAGCTGGACCGGCGCCTGGCGGCGATCAAGGCCAGCACCGAGGCGGCGCGCCTGATCCAGCAGCATGCGGGTGACGACAAGGACGCGCGCAGCGAGGCGCTGACGGCGATGGTGCAGACCGAGCTGTTCGAGGCGATCTTGCTGCTGCAGGAGGCCGACGAAGAGGACGCCGACCCGGGCGAGCGCGTGGCGCTGCTGAGCAAGGCGGCCAAGAACATCGCCACGCTGACGCGCAGCAGCATCAATTTGAAGGAGTTTCAGGCGAAGGTGGAGGCCCAGCTGATCGAGCGCCAGCGCCAGGCGCTGACGGAGCTGGGCGAGCGCGGCGAGATCGACCCCGCCACGCTGGCCAAGGTGATCGGGGCGGCCTATGGCCTGTGACCATCCCCGCCGTCATTGCGAGGCGCCGCAGGCGCCGTGGCAATCCAGTGCGGCGCTCGATGCGCTGCCGCTGGATCGCCACGGCCCGCGGCCTCGCGATGACGGCGCTGGCGTGAGCCGCCATGTCTGAGCGCATCGTGCCCGCCCCGGCCCTGCCGCTCTACCCATACCAGCGCCGCTGGGTGCAGGACGACGCGCGCTTCAAAATCGGGATGATGGCGCGCCAGTGCGGCAAGACCTTTACCAGCACGCTGGAGCTGGTGCTGGACTGCGTGCGCGCCGAGGCCATGGGCCAGCGCTGCCGCTGGGTGATTTTGAGCCGGGGCGAGCGCCAGGCGCGCGAGGCGATGAACGAGGGCGTCAAGCTCCACCTGCAGGCGATGAGCGCGGGCTTCAAGGCGCACGATTACGACTGGGAGGCCGGCATCAAGGCGCTGGAGGTCGAGCTGCCCGGCGGCAGCAAGATCACGGCGCTGCCTGCCAACCCGGACACGGCGCGGGGCTTTTCTGCGAACGTGCTGCTGGACGAGTTTGCCTTTCACCACGACAGCCGGGCGATCTGGAAGGCGCTGTTCCCTGTGATTTCCAAGCCCGGCCTGAAGCTGCGCGTAATCAGCACGCCCAACGGCAAGGGCAACAAGTTCTACGAGCTGATGACGGGCAGCGGCGACGGCTGGAGCCGCCACACGACGGACATCTACCAGGCCGTCGCCGATGGCCTGCCGCGCGACATCGAGGAGCTGCGCCGGGGCGCGGGCGACGCTGACCTGTGGGCGCAGGAGTTCGAGCTCAAGTGGCTGGACGAGGCGTCGGCCTGGCTGCCTTTCGAGCTGATCGACGGCTGCGAGCATGCCGCCGCCGGCCTGCCAGAGCACTACCAGGGCGGCCCGGTCTATGTGGGCGTGGACATCGCGGCGCGCAATGACCTGTTCGTCATCTGCGTGCTGGAGGCGGTGGGCGACGTGCTGTGGACGCGCGAGATCATCGAGCGCCGGCGCGCCAGCTTTGCCGAGCAGGACGTGCTGCTGGACGACGTGCTGCGCCGCTACCGCGTGCTGCGCGTCTGCATGGACCAGACCGGCATGGGTGAGAAGCCGGTGGAGGACGCGCAGCGCCGCCATGGCAGCAGTCGCGTACAGGGCGTGCTGTTCACGGCCTCGGCCAAGCTGGACATGGCGGTGCGCGGCAAGGAGGCCTTCGAGGACCGGCGCCTGCGCATTCCCGAGGCGCGGCCCGAGCTGCGCGCCGACCTGCACAAGCTCAAGAAGGTCACCGGCCCCACGGGCGTGCCGCGCTTCGTGGCCGACAGCGACAGCGCCGGCCACGCCGACCGCACCTGGGCGCTTTTTTTGGCGCTGACGGCAGCGGCCGACGGCGCCGGCGCCATCGAATACACCCCCGCGCCGCGCCACCCGCGCGGCTTTGACAACAGCCTTGACACCACGCCCGGGCGCACGCTGCGCATGCGCGCCGACGAGCAGTACGCCGGCGACGATGCCGCGCTGCCCGAGCGCGGCGCCGACTGGTAGGAGAGCCGCACATGGCAAGCACCCTTCCCGTGATTCTTGGCCCGGATGGCCGACCGATGTCCCGCCCCGACGTGGCCGAGCCGCAGACGGCGCGCCTGGCCAGCCTGCAGCGCGAGCTGGCCACGCACCCTACGCGCGGGCTGACGCCATCGCGCCTGGCCAGCATCCTGGACGCGGCCGAGCAGGGCGATCTGGTGGCGCAATTCGACCTGTTCGAGGACATGGAAGAAAAGGACGGCCATATTGCGTCCGAAATGAATAAGCGCCGCCGCGCCTGCATTTTGGAATGGGAAGTGGTGCCGCCGCAAAAATCCCCCACGCCCATCGAAAAACGAAATGCCGCGCAGCTGGATGAATTGCTGCAGGAGATTCCCGATTTTGAAGATGTGCTATTCGACGTTACCGACGCGATTGGCAAGAGCTTTGCCAATCTGGAAATCGAATGGCACCGCGTGGAAGGCTTCTGGCTGCCAAAGACGGTGACGCACCGCCCGCAGAGCTGGTTCACGCTGCACCGCGGCTATCGGCAGGAGATCAGGCTGCGCACCCACGAGACGAAAGACGGCGTGTTGGGCGAGCCGCTGCGCCCGTTTGGCTGGATCACCCACGTGCACAAGGCCAAGAGCGGCTATCTGGAGCGCGCGGCGCTGTTCCGCCAGCTGGTGTGGACCTACCTGTTCAAGAACTACAGCGTGGGCGACCTGGCGGAGTTTCTGGAGATCTACGGCATCCCGCTGCGCGTGGGCAAGTACCACAGCGGCGCCAGCGAGGCCGAGAAGACCACGCTGCTGCGGGCGCTGTCGAGCATCGGCCGCAACGCGGCCGGCATCGTGCCCGAGTCGATGATGCTGGAGTTTCACGACGCGGCCGACGGCGACCCGAAGGCTTTCGAGCTGATGATGAGCTGGTGCGAGCGCAACCAGAGCAAGGTCATCCTCGGCGCCACGCTGACCAGCGGCGCCGACGGCGCGGCCAGCACCAACGCGCTGGGCCAAATCCACAACGAGGTGCGCAAGGACCTGCGCGACAGCGACCTGCGCCAGATCGGCACCACGCTGACGCGCGATCTGGTGTACGCCGTCGCTGCCCTCAACGGCCTGGCGCCCGAGGGGCCGCGGCGCGCGCCGGTGTTCCAGCTGAATGCGCAGGAGCGCGAGGACCTGACGGCCTACGCCGAGGCACTGCCGCGGCTGGTGGCCATCGGCCTGCGCCCCACGGTGAAGTGGGCGCACGAGCAGCTGGGCATTCCGCAGCCGGAGGCGGGCGAGGCGGTGCTCGGCGCGCCAGCGCTGCCCACGCTCGGCGCCGCCTTCGGCCAGCAGCCCGGGCGCGCCGCCTTCGCCGCCCAGTCACCCGCGGACACGCCGCCGCCCATGCTCCAGGCCGCGCTGCTGGCGGCCGGTGCCGCGCCGGCGGTGGATGGCTGGCTCGATCAGGTGCGCGCGCTGGTGGCCAAGGCAGAGAGCCTGCAGGACATTCGCGACGGGCTGGAGGCGCTGCTGCCAGACATGACGCTGGACCAGTACGCCGCCGCCATGGGCCAGGCCCTGGCCGCCGCGCAGCTGGCGGGCCGCTACCAGGTGCTGCAAGAGGCTGGGGGCATCGGTGGCTGAACCCGCCTACGGCAGTCTGCCGTTTTCCGAGCAGATTGCGTTTTTCCGGCGCAAGCTGAATCTGCCCACGCGCGCCTGGACGGACATCTGGACGGCCGAGCACGACTGGGCCTTTGTGGTGGCTGGGGCCAATCGCGATGCCATCGTGGCGGATTTCCGCGCGGCGGTGGAGAAAGCCATTGCCGATGGAACCACGCTGGAGGCCTTCCGCAATGAATTCGACGCCATCGTGGCCAAGCACGGCTGGGACTACAACGGCGGGCGCGACTGGCGCAGCCGGGTGATTTATGAGACCAACCTCAACACCAGCTACGCCGCCGGGCGCTACGAGCAGCTGCAGGCCGCTCCCTATTGGCAGTATGTGCATGCCGACTGGGTGACCAACCCGCGCCACGACCACCTGGCCTGGGACGGCCTGGTGCTGGCGCAGGACGATCCCTGGTGGCAGACCCACTATCCGCCCAACGGCTGGGGCTGCCAGTGCAGCGTGCGCGGCCTGTGGTCGCGCGATCTGCGCAAGCTGGGCAAGGACGCACCCGACGAGGCGCCCGAGGTGAACCTGATTGATCGCGAGATCGGCCAGCGCAGCCCCGATGGCCCGCGCGTGGTGCGCGTGCCGCAGGGGATCGACCCGGGCTTTGAATATGCACCAGGTGCATCGCGCCTGAACAGCGCCATCCCGCCCGAGCGGCCCGACTTGCCCGGCAGCATGAGCGCGCCGGGCCTGCCCAACCGGCGCCCGGCCGATGCCTTGCCGCCGCCGCGCCCGCTGGCAGCCGATGCGTTGCTGCCCAAGGGGCTGGCGCCGCAGGATTACGCACAAGCCTTCCTGCAGGTGTTTGGCGCCACCACCGAACGGCCAGCCATCTTCGAGGATGCCATCGGCGAGCGCGTGGTGGTCGGCGCCGAGCTGTTCAGGAAGCCCGGCGGCGCCTGGAAGGCGGACAAGCAAGGGCGCGGCCAATACATGGCGCTGCTGGCGCAGGCGCTGCGCGAACCGGACGAGGTCTGGGTTCGCCTGGAGTGGAACCATGCGCAGCAGCGCGCCGTGGTTCGCAGGCGCTACATCGCGCGGTTCGATATCGAAGGTCAGGAGGCACCAGGCTTGGTCGTTTTCGACCGGGGCGACGACGGCTGGAGTGGGGTGACCGCGTTCCAGGGAACGTCTCAGAAACCAGATGACTGGCGTGTGGGTGTGCGCCTGTACCAGCGTGAGCGTCCATGAGATGACCCGATGCGACGCCACGCACCGGGTCCTTCCGAGAGTAGGGTCGGCGGGCCTGGCGTGGCCGTCTCTCCCGATGAAGTGCCCAGATTGTAGGAGCTTTCCCCATGGCCGGCATCCACCTCACCCTCGACACCCGCGGCCTCGACAAGCTGCAGGCGCGCATCCATGGCCTGGCCGGCATGGACACCACCACCCTGATGCCGCGCCTGGGCGAATACCTGCAGGCCAGCACCCAGGATCGCTTCAAGACCCAGACCGCACCCGACGGCAGCCCCTGGGACGCCCTCGCGCCGCGTACCCTCGAGCGCAAGAAGCACAACCGGGACAAGGTGCTGACCGCGCGCGGCTTTCTGCGCCGCGGCATCCGCTACCAGGTGCTCGACAAGTCCACGGTGCAGGTCGGCACCGATTCGGTCTACGCCGCCACCCACCAGTACGGCCGCGACGAGGCCCACATTCCGGCTCGCCCGTTCCTCGGCCTGAGCTCAGCCGACCGCCGCGAAATCACCGCCATCATCCGCGACTGGGCCTCCGAACTGGGCTTCAAGTAGACCGGCCGAAGTCTTTGCACCAGCCGCAATCGCTTTTCCGCGACCCTCCGACTTTCATCCCGCCGTATCCCGCGATTTCCCCGAATATCTCACCTCCCGCCCTCTAAATATCTCACCTCCGGTCACCAGCCGCCACCCAGCACGGCCGGCATGGCCGCCCCCAGATAGGCGGCAAAGCTGAACAGCGGCCCCGGCACCACCTGGGCCGCGCCGTAGCCGGCCACGAAGCTGGCGTTGTCGATCCAGCCCGGCGCCACCACGCCCGCCTGCAGCAGCGGCAGCACCACGTGGCCGCCGCCAAACACCA